CGGGAGTGGCCTGCCGCGCCGGCTTCGAGGCGGGCCTTCGTGAACTCGGCTGCCCCGACGAGGGACGCGGTGCGCATGTTGGCGTCCGAGCGGAGCCAGCGGAGGAAGCCGGTGCACCAGTCGGGGTCGATGAGAGCGGTCTTGCGGATGAGCTGGGTGTACCGGTCGTCGCGCTGTCCGCCCTGCTCGTAGAAGGTGTCGGTGCCAACGAAGTTGGAGACCGCGAGGAGGAACAGCTCGGACTGGCTGTCGCGCAGGAAGCCGGTGCCGCCCTGGTGGTTGATGGTGCGCTCCCCGGTCGTGGTCACGGGCGAGCTAGCGGCAGGTCGTGCGCCGCGCTGGTTGAAGCGGGACATGAAAAACCCCTCACGTGGAGGGGAGGTGCAGCAGTGGGGTGCCCGAGATCAAATCGGTTGGGGAAACAACGCGCTCTGGGCCGCTGAGCTACAGGGCTTGCGCCCCGACAGGATTCGAACCTGCGTCTCGCCTTTAGCAGAGGAAGTATCCCCGGCCTGCGCACCGGGAGGTGCATGTGAAGTTGTGCGGCCACTGTAACCCCTATAAGCGGTAGCGGTACGGCATTTGAGTGACGGCGCGCCCCGCCACCCACCTCTCCCCCATCGCTTGGTCACAACTCCGTCACCACCGGAACGTGTGGCACCACGGGTTGTATCCGGACCGCTACGGTCAGGTCTCCGCGAACCGCACGTAGGGGGACACATGTCGTACCAGCAGCCTCAGCCCGGTCAGCCGCAACAACCCGGTTGGGGCCAGCAGCCGCCCCCGGCACCGAAGAAGAAGACCGGGAAGATCATCGGCTTCGGGTGTCTCGGCATCGTCGGCCTGTTCGTCCTCATCGCGATCATCGCCGCAGTCGCCAGCGGCGGAGACGACGGCAACGAGTCGTCCACCACCAAACCGGCCGCCACCCAGGGCGACACCAAGAAGGACGAGCCGAAGAAGGAAGAGAAGGAAGAGCCGGCGAAGAAGGCCCCCGTCACCGTCACCGGCAAGCAGGTCGACTTCAAGAAGAGCGTCCTCGCCCAGGGCGACAACTACACCAGCGTCCAGGTCACCATCACGAACAACAGCAAGAACGACATCGACATCAACCCGCTGTACGTCACCATCACCGACACCGACGGCAGCAAGCACACCGCCGAACTCGGCGTCGACGAAGACCAGCTCGACACCGTCACCCTCGCCCCCGGGGAGAACGTCACCGGGACCATCACAGGCAAGGGCAAGTTCGACGCCAAGTACGTCACGTACACCGACGGTCTCCTCGGCGACAGCATCCGCGGCGACGTCGGCTGACCCGCCCCTACCTCAGCGCCCCGCGGCCTTCGTAGCGCGGGGCGCTTTTGCGTAGACATGAAGAAGTCCCCCTCCCGTGAGGGAGGGGGCAGTTCACTGCGGCTCCTCGACCGGCGGCATGTCGGGTTCGAGGAAGAGACCTTCGTACTGCGGTACGGGTTGCTCCTCGGCGAGGCCGAGGTCGATGAGCGTTTCGAGGTCACCCGCACCCTCATCGATTCGGCGCTCGACTTGGCGGGGCGGGGTGTCAGGCATCAAGTCTCCTGTAGAAGGCGGTAGCCGTCAGGGCTCCGAGCCCGAGAAGGCCGCGGGACTGTTCGGCGGGCGGTTCCTCGACAGCGGTGCGGCGGCAGACCAGCGCGTCCGGGTCGTTCTTCAGCGGCTGAAGGCTGTAGCCGTCGGGGCAGGTCTGTCCGTCGGAACCGTCAGAGCCGTTCCGTCCGTCAGAACCGTCCTTGCCGGGGGCGCCGTCAGCACCTGGCGGGCCAGCCGGCCCTGTCTCCCCCCGCGGGCCGGCAGGTCCGACGACGGACCGCCCATCCGTGCCGGGGGCACCCGTTGGCCCGGGGGTTCCGACACCGTTCGAGCCGTCGTCCCCGGTGCTGCCGGTTGGGCCTGCTGGTCCGGTTGGGCCGATCGGTCCCGGTTCACCTTGCGGTCCACGGGAACCGATTGCGGCCTCTCCTGGTTCTCCTCGGCTCCCTGGGGGGCCGGCGACGGGGGCTTCTCCCAGCTCCTGCACCTGTCGAGCCAAGGCATCGCGGGCCTGATTTGATGTGCTCAAATCGTCCCGGGTGGCTCGCAGGTCGTGGCCCTGACCCTGCAGGGTGATGACGATCCAGGCGAAAGCGGCCAGCGCGGCAAGGACCGTGATGGCGTACCGGAGGTCAGCAAGTCTTGGCCGCGCTGCTTTGTGGGCGCTCAAGTTCCGGCTCCCTTCGTCGCCAGGTACACCTGGAGGAAGACGAGGAGGACCGGCACGATGAACGCGGTCAGGATCAGCCGCTTATCGATGCGCCGTTGGGCGTCGTGGGTGCGCCGGTCGGCCTCTGCCTGCCGGGCGTCCTCTTTCCGTGCTTCCTCAAGTGCTTTGATTCGTTCACCGAGCTGCCGGTCCGCCTCTGCGGCATAGTGCTGATCCGTCTGGTACCGCTCGACGCTGACGCGTTTGTCGATCAGACCCTGGAGGGCTTGGAAGTCGTCGCGGACATCAGCGAATCTTTCGTTGTACCGGCGTTCCAGCTCGCCCGCTGTCGGTTCAGACACGGGGTCGCTCCGTTCGGTGGCTCAATTGGAGGTCAGACTGCGGTCGGCTTCGCTGCCGCTTCCGGCCGGGCCGGGGAGACCTGACCGCGGGTCATGAGTCCGAGAACCGCCAGGACGACTGCGTTCAGGGCGCCGACGGTTTCGGCGGTCACGCTCAGCCCGTAGGCGGCGAGCAGGGCAACGGCCGCGGCGACGAGCCCGGTGAACGCACTGGGTGCGATCGGGCGGGTGATCGCGGCGGTGGCTGCGGCGAAGACCGCCGAGATGGCGGCGACAATCGCACCGGCCTGCTCGGCATCCAAGCCGAACTGGAAGCTGACCAGCAACGACAGTGCTGCCGATACGGAGGCGATGATCAGGGCGGGCTCTCTGCCGAAGATTCGCATGAGGAGATCCCTTTCTGGGAAGTGGGTCAGGCGTCGGTGCGCAGGGCGCGCAGGACACGTCGGGTGACGGTGGCGTCGGCGTCGGCCCGTAGCTCCAGACGGAGCTGCTCGTCCTTGTCGAGCGCCCCGCACCGGGTGACGGACAGGTTGAGGGTGCCGTCCGGGCCGATGACGCCGCCGTCGATCGGCAGGTCGAGGGATGGGCGGCCGGTGGCGAGCGGCAGGTCGTGGAACCGGGCGACCACCCTGGTGCCGGGGGTGCCGGTGACTGTGGCGTAGGCGGTGACGACGTAGGTGCACGGCCCCTGGAGCGCGGCCGTGTCCTCGGCGAGCTTGATCAGCGTGTGCTCGCCCGCCGGCAGCCGGTCGGACGCGGGTACGGACTCGGTGATTACCTTCGTGGCGGGCACGGGAGGTTCCTCCTTGACGGCTGGTGCCGTCGGCTCAAGGGGGGCGGTCGGTGCCGGATCGCTGCCCGGCTTCGTAGCGAGCTGGGCCCGCACATCGGCGCGGAACTGCGTCATCGAGAAGGAGCCGCCGCCCTCGATCGGGCCGCGGGGGTCGATCTTCCCGGGCTGCCATTCCTTGTGGCCGATGACCGACCGCTCGGACCAGCCGTGTGCGCGGCACAGGGCGGCGGCCCACATCACCGCGGCCCGGTACTGGGCGCGGGTGTAGGTGTCCTTGTTGTCGCCGAGGTTGACGATCTCCAGCCCGTAGAAGTGCCGGTTCCCGTCGGTGTTCGCCTCGTTCACCGGTGGCAGGGCGGCCTCGTTGATGACGGCGCGCAGCACGTCGTCGTCGCCGAGCCCGGCGTGGTTCGCGCGGGCCGACGAGACGAGCGCGACGGTGCCGTCGTTGCGGCCGACCCCGTGGCAGAGCGGGCCGGGCAGGGCGGAGTGGCCGTTGTAGCAGAGCTCCACCGAGGAGTCGTCACCGGAGCTCACGGTGTGGTGGATCATCACGCCGTACACCGGGCCCCACGGCCCCTTGTGGTTCCGGTTGTTGGTGCGCCACCCGGCGCGCTCGGACACCTTGACGCCCTCGTCGCGCAGCGCCTTGAGCTGCTTCTCGGCGGACAGTGGTGTGGCCATCAGGCCTCCAGACATGACAATGCCCCGGGCCGGTCGGCGCGGGGCGGGTGGTCGGCAGGGGCTACAGCGCGGCGTCCCAGCGGACAGGCACGTTGGTCCAGGCGGCGCTCTGCAGGCTGTACACGAACAAGGTGAAACCGGTGTTCGTGACGTCGATGGCCCGGCTGTGCCACTGGGACGTAGGCCCCGCACCGCTGTTGATGTTGGTGTGGACGCCGGGGGCCGACGAGAACGCCGACGAAAACGTCACCGGCAACGTGAACGAGGTGCGGGTCGTGAACGTGAGAAGCTCCACCGCCCCCAGCTTCTGCGGGGTCACCGGCACCCACGCACTGCCGTTGTAAATGTCGAACCGGTTGACGTCCTGCAGCCACGACACCATGCCCTCAACCGGGGCCGACGTCCCGGCCAAAGACGCCGTGCGGGTCGAAGCGGACGCAAACCGCATGACACTGCGGGACACGATCGCGTTGGCGATGTTCCGGGCCAGCGTCTCCGCATCCGGCTGATCAGCCAGAGAGGCAATGGAGACACCCTGCCCATAGTCATCCGTGGTAGCCACGAGGCCTCCTAGAACAGGGAGAAACGGCAGGAGATAGAGAAGAAGGCGACCGCGCCAGCCGGAAGCGACGCAGCCTGCACCACGCCGGACGGCATGATGTTCAGCTGCCTCGGTGCAGGGCCGTTGGCCATTGCCGTGAACACGTAGCCGGCGTTCGGCCGGTAGTCGGCGGGGAGCGTGAACAGGGTCTGGTTGCCGGTCACCGAGGTGCCGCCCGTGTCGAGCAGCCCCTCGATCACGACCTCCCCACCGTCACGGCGGTACCGGGGCACCCGGTAGACACCCGACCCGGAATACGCGGCCCACGGCGCAGTGAGAGCCGGCGTCTGCCAACCGTCCCCTGTTGCGGGCACCGTTCGGTCCAGGACAATCCACGACCCGGAAGACGACTGCGAGATGACGACCTGGTCGCCGGCCGCGGGCAGCCCATACCCGACGAGCCGGCGGGCCACCACATCGTCTGTGGTGGTAACAGTGCCCGTAGAAGCCTGGACGGTGGCAACCGTCGCGGTGCGCCAGTCCGAACCGGACACCGTGGGGGCCGTCTCACCGGCCTGCACCGCACGGCGCCGAATCGCCGCAGCAAGATCCTGGGATGTGCTCACCCGTCCCCCTTTGCCGAGATCGTCGTGATGGGAAAGTCGCCGCCGGTTTCCAAGGGCACGGTGATCGACTGCACCTGGTGCAGCTCCTTCAGCCCGTCCGGGTGAACGACTCGCAGCACATCTCCCGGCTCCAGTGCCGGGTTCGGCATGGCGCTGAAATCACCCGCGGCGTTCGGCGCCTTCGCGCTGCGCAACTTCAGCCTGGCCGCCGCCGTAGCAGCAGCTGTGGTCGTCAATGTCGGGGACCCGTAGAACATGGGGCGACGGCCGTATGGCCCGTCCCAGTAGGTGGGGCTGCCCGGGTCGTCGTCCACCGCCAGGTAGGTCACCGCTGCCGCCCCGGACTCCGTGTTCTCGCCGCGGGCCATGACCCCGTTGTGGACCCCGGAGGAGCTCATCGACCGGGTGCCCTTGATGTACACACCGCCCTCGCCCGCAGCGACCGTCCACACCGGGTTCGTCGTCAGCACGTCCGGCAGCTCGGTGACGATGAACGTGCCGTCGGCGTTGCTGTAGCACTCGGCACCAGCGGCTGCGGCGATCTCCTGGACGGCCGCCCACGGGTCGGCCTCGACGTCCCACACCCGCGGGCCGATCGCCGTGTCCGCTACCAGGGACACGATTTCGGCGTCGGGGATGCTGCGCCTGATCAGTGCGGTGATCGCACCGGCGACTGTGCCTGTGGCCCGGTAGGGGGTGGTGAACCGGTCGTCGGCGACGATGCATTCGAGGGCCTGCCCGGTCAGGGTGACGGGCCCTGTCAGCGGATCGCCGCCCACCGCGTCCAGGCGGAACACGCCGAGCGGAACCAGTTCGGTCGCCCCGTCACCGAAGTCGATGCCCCTCGATATGCGTAGGCGTGCCCCGTACACGGCCAGCTCGTCTGCCGGGGTGGTCGGGATGAGCGACACGTCCGCCGACGTGACTGTGCATGTGCGTCGAATGGTCTGCCCGCGGTCCACGGCCACCGACCCACCAGTGTGCGGCAGGTCCACAACCTGGCCGTCCGTGCGGAAAATCTGCACCTGGGTGACGACCCGGTGGGAGTGGGCGAGCGCGGCCAGGAACCGGCCGGAGACGGGATACATCTATCCCCCGATCCGGCGGTCGAGGAACACGTCCTCCCAGGTGGCGTACTCGTCGCGAACCGCCTCCCAGCTGGCGAACTCGGTGAGAATGTCGCGCCATGTGCGGCCTGCACTGCCGCCGACACCGACCGTGGTAGGCATGTCGACCTCGGTCAGCGGGAGACTCCACTCCCGCCACGGCTCCGTTGCCGGGCCACCGACCCGGCCCTCTGTGATCTGCCCGACGGACACGTACATGTCGGCAACGCCCATGCCCGGGGCGGCCTGCCACAGCAGGACGTGCCCCGGATCCAGTAGCCAGTGCAGGGCGGCCCGTTCGTCGTCCGTGCGGGTCCAGACGACGAGTTCGCCTTCCAGGCCGCCGCGCACATCCGACAGGACCACCGCGTTCCGCCGGCCCGCCACCCGGTAGGCGGCCTGCTCCACCGCCCGCTGCCAGTTCGGTGCTGTCTTGACCAGCACCTTCGTGTTGCGCTGCGGGGCGCCCGGGTCCTTCAGCCACGCCTCGTTCACATCAGGGTGGGGCACCGTCACCTGGTCGACGGTCCGCGTCTGAACTCCACCGGTCACCGGGTCGAGGAACTCCACCCGGTAGGAGACCGGGGTGAGGAGCGGCGCCTCATAGTCCTCGATCACCATCAGGTCGCTGGTCACCGTGACGGAGCCGTCGAGCAGGCCATCCGGGCCACGGACCAGAGTCCGTCTGCCGTCGTCCGTCACCCGGTACACGGTGATCAGGTCGCCGATGTCCAGCTCTCGCAGGGTGACCGTGATCGACGCCGACGCCGCCTGCGGAATCGATGTGATCAGCGGTAGTGCCTGCCACAGGGCCACCCGGTCGAGCTGGATTGTGCTGCTCGTCGTGGTGGCGGTCAGAGTCAGTTCCACGGCAGCCTGGGTGGCCCCGGCTGGTGCTGTCTGGTCCGACGACAGCAGCCACCAGTTCGGGGCGGGGACGGCTGTGGCAGCTGCGGTTGTCAGCCCGAGGTCGGTGTGCGCGGCGTCGTACCAGCGGATCCCGCGGGTTGTTGTCCACCCGCCGGCGGTGACGATTTCGCCGAACTGAACCCGGAACCCGAGGCCGCCGGAACCGGCTGGCAGAGGGAACCGGGCGGAGCGGATCGTGCTTGCCGTGGCGGTCGCCGATGACATCGTCAGCGCATACGACCCGTCCAGCGCGTAGGTGCCCCACGGTGTGGACCGGGCGATCGTCGCGACTCCGGAGATCTTCGTCCACCCGGCGACACCCTGCTCGAACGAGGCGTCGGCGTAAGGGAGGACCGTTCCGGCGCGCATCGCCGGGGCCTCCATGACGACGGCCTGCTCTACTCGCAGCACCTGTGCTGCCGTCGCACTGTCCATACCCACCGCAAGACGGCAGGTGACTGCACCCGCAGGCGCGGGAGCGGATACCCGCTGCCGCTGATACCCCGTACTCGCCGGTGCGAGAGTCGCCCTGGCCACTGATAGCTGTGTGGCCGCCCCGTCGTAGAACCGGAGTTCCACCCATGCCGACGACCCAGTCGTTGGCGGTGCCAGGTAGCAGTACCCGAGGTACTCGACGCCGGGCGTCACCACCGGGGTCTCCACCGTTGTCGCCGATACGGTTCCCGAGCCTGTGGCCGTGAGCGTCAGAACCTGCGCGCCCGCCCAGTACCAGTCGGCTGCCCACGAAACCATCGGGGCCTGGCGGCCAACTGTGGTGTTCGTACCGGCAGTCCACGCCGTGGCGTCGATCTCCGGGCTCTCCGTGTTGAAGGAAAACAGGTTCCCGGTCGTCCGGAGCGGCACCCCCAGGTACACGTTCTCCCAGGAGTGAGAAACTGCCGCACCTGCCGCCGTCGAAGACAGGACGACCCGCACTCGGGCGGCCCCCGCAGGAGCCACCCCAGCCACACCGACGCGGTGCCACGACGCGGACGCCGTTGCTGTCGACAGAGACCACAGGATCGCCCCGACTGGGGAGTAGGTGGCGTCCAGCCACTCAAGGCCGATCCGCTCCACCTCGGTCGCCGACGACGAGTCCGCGAACACCTGATAGACCTGGCCGGCCGTCACCGAGTAGCCAGTGACGGTTTCGGCCTGCGTCTCCCCCGCCGCAGTCGACTTCACCACGAGAGTCTTCGGGCCGTTACGCCCACCAGTTCCCGACGTCAAGGAGCAGTTCAGGCGAGGCCGCCACCCGGTGTACGTCGGATCCATGCTCTCGGTTGCGGCCGACAGCATGTTGCCGGGGATCGCCATTACAGACCACCCCCCGCGTTGAGAACCTGGGTAAGTTGGCCGAAGCGGCCGTCGACGACCTGTGCGGCCTCTCCCCGAACCCGGCCGAGGAACTCACCGGAGTCGAGGTACAGGTCGCCCTCAAACCGGGACGGGCCACCAGCAGTGCCGCGGCTGAGCGCGTTGGCCTGCTGGGTGGTGAACACCGGCTCCGGCCTTCCGGTCCCGTTGTAGGCCAAGTTGAGGCCGGGCTGCAGGTAGCCGCCCTGGTCGTAGGTGCCCTTGTAGGCGTACTGGTGCGTGAACAGGCTGTCCTTGTAGGACCGGGCCTTGGACCCGATGACGACACCGTCGCCGCCACGGCTTTCCACGTTGACGCCGTTGATGGTGCCCGCCACGTGGCCGACACCCGCATTGGTGATGCCGATCAGGTACGGGGACTTCCCGCCCAGTTGCCAGCCGGGCGGGGCCGTCTTCCCGGAGAAGCTGCCGGTTGCCCAGCGGCGGTGCGGCTTCTGCCCCCGGATGACCGACTCGATCGCGGAGACCAGGCCGGAGCAGTCCCAGCTGGGGTTGCCGTTGCCACCCCACTGGTACGGGAGGCCGTTCTGGGTGCGCGCCCACTTCAGCCCGGCCTTGAACCCTCCGCCGCCGATCCCTGCGGCTTCCATCTTGCCGTCGGCCTTGCCGCCGAAGTCCAGGATGGAGCTGATCATCTTCTTCGGGACGCCGGAGATCATGTCCCTGTAGAGCGACTTCGACCCGGCGATCTTGGCCAGCAGCGGCTTGACGACCTTGTTCAGCCCTGCCTGCGCACTCGCCTTGACCCCGTCCTTCAGCCAGGACACACCAGTCTTCGCCAGGTCGACGGTCTTGCCTGCCGCCTTACCGACCCAGTCGAAGATCCCGCCCTTCGCGAACCCCTGGTAGGGGGTAAGGGGCTTGCCCTGCATCGCGGCCTGGTTGACCGCATGCAGACGGGCCCGCTCGTAGGGGTTCTTCATCGCTTCCGACACGTACACGCCCTCGCCGCGGCGCATCGGCACGAGTTGGTCGTCGCCCTGCCGGTAGGTCGACTGGCCGGGCAAGATGCCACCGCGAGCAAACCCGGTGAACTTGTCCAGCTTCGGCGCCCCAAAGGCTCCGGCGACGGCGTTCCAGACGCCCCGGATTCCCTTGTTGTAGACCTGGTCGATAATGAACGTGACCGGCTTCTTTGCGATCCCGGCCAGCTTCGACCACTGCTCGTCGATGTAGTTCTTCGTGCTGCGGAAGGAGTCACCGATCGTCCTGAGCCCCTTCTTGATCAGCTCGAACTGGGGCTTCAACGCCGTGTTCCACAGCCACTTGCCTCTGTCGCCGATCCACCCGAATACCGGGCTGATGACGTTCTTCCACAGAGACCGGGCACCTTCGCCGACAGCCTTCATGTCAGCCTTAACTGCGCCGAACGCAGGCTTGACCGCGTTGTTCCACAGCCATCTCGCCTTGTCGCCGATCCACCCGAACACGGGTGACAGGACGTTCTTCCACAGCCAGGTGGCGTCCTTCGCGACCTGCTTGAACGCAGGCCCGAAGGCGTACTTCCAAAGCCACCCGGCAATGGCCCCGAGCACCTTGATGGCGGCAACGATCGGCAGGATCACCGACACCACCACAATGGTGAACAGGATCTTCGCCGCAGTCCAGATGAATTTGAACGCGGGCCCGAGGGCGTTCTCCCACAGCCACATGGCCCACCGGCCGATGGTCTGCAGGCCAGCCCAGATCGCGGAGAACGTGGGCTTCAGGATGTTGTTCCACGCCCACAGTGCCGCAGTCTGGATGCCAGACCATGCGGCGTTGACGATGTTCCGGAACGTCTCGAAGTTCTTGTACGCGTACACAACGGCGGCGACCAGTGCCACGATCGCAATGATGATCAGGGTGATGGGGTTCGCGGCCAAGACCAAGTTGAACGCGATCATCGCCAGGGTCCACAGCTTCGTTACGACCCACACCGCGTAGAACAGCTGGATCAGCCACGGCAGCTCGCGGGCAATCTCCGCGATAGCGCTAGCCACAGCACCCAGGGCTTTCAGGACCGGGCCGGACAGCGGGGACACGGCCTTTGCCATCTGGTAGAAGGCGCTGCTGATGTCACCGACTGCCTTCGCCAGCACCGGGCCCATCCGGGACGAGTAGGCAAGGAACCCCTCGAACTTCTCCGAACCCTTCAGGCTCGTGCCCCACGTCGCGAAGCGGCCTGTGATCTCCTGCATCCGGCGGGAGATCGAGTCCATGTGTGGCAGGAACGCCTGGACGATGCCGCCCATCCCCTTGAAGATCCGTCCGAAGGAAACACCCAGGCCGACGATCGCGGGCTCCACAGAGCCCGCCAGGTCCGCCTTGAACTCCTGCCACCACGGAGACTTGAAGCCGGCCGACACCCGGTCCTGCAGCTCCCCGATCGCGCGAGCAGCAGCAAGAACGAACGGTGTCAGGCCGGGCAGGCTGTTCTTCAACCCGATCAGCGCCCGAGTGAACAGCGGCATCACCTGCGGCTGCAACGACTTCGACCATGACGTGAACGCCGTCCGCAGCGAAGTGAACGCGTCGAACGTCCCCCGCGCCGCTGGCGTCAGCTTCGCCAGCTCGGCCTGGTACTTGGCCTGCGCGACGGCAGCCTGATCCACTCCCCCGGCCGCAGACTGTGCGGCGGAGGCAACCTGACGCTGAGCTGACGCCACCGACTCCGCGGCGGACTGCTGGGCGGCGGCGAGGGATTCCTGGGCGCGCTGAACCGACCGCGCACCGTCCGCCTGTGTTGTGGCGACGGTGCGCTGCGACTCGGCGACCTTCTCCTGGGCCTCCGCAAGATCCTGCTGAGACCTGATGTTCTGCCGGGCCGCATCATCGCGGGCCTTCGCCAGGGCCTTTCCCTGGTCGGCGACGTCCTTCTCCGCGGCGGCGATGCGTTCCTGGGCGGTTCGCACCGTGTCCGAACCCTCGACACCGGCCTTGTCGGCCTTCCGCTTTTCGGCGGACAGGGCCTTCGTCTCGGCCTTCTGTTCCTTGAGTCGCTGTGTCGCCTGGTCGTAGGCCAGCTGGGCGCGCTGCTGCTCCACCAGCGTGGCCTTCGACCCGGCAGCCGACACCGCATCCAGCCGAGCGCGCGCCTCCTGCACATCGAGGACGGCATCCCGCTCCGACAACTGGGCGTTCACCACCCGGTCAGCAAGCTCGGTGAGTTGCTGGGCGGCGTCCCGGCGGACCTGCGTCAGATCCTGCTGTGCCTGCCGGGCGGTGCGCTGAGCATCCGCCAACGAGTCCTCGGCCCGCGCCACCGACTCAGCCGAGTCCCGCTGACGGTCCGCAGCCTGCTGCACCGCGTCAGCCAGCGACTGCTGGGCCTGCTTGACCTGCTGGGCTGCCCGCCGGTTCGCCTCCGACGCCGACCGGACAGCGTCCTCGACACCCTGCTGCGCCTGTGCGATCTGCCGGGCAGCGTTCCGGTGCGCGGACGCCAGAGCCTGCTGCGCCCCGGCCATCTGCAGAGCCTTCGACGTGCCCTGACCGGACGCCTGGGCGCCCTTGATCGTGGCGGCCGACGCCGCGTCCTGGGCAGCCTTCTGAGCCTGGAGAACCCCGGCAATGCTGATGATCGCCGGGACCGCCACCGCGGCCAGGGCACCGACACCGACGCCAGCGGCGACCGCGGCAGAACCAATCGCACCGATGCCCGCGGCGAGCACCGGGATCGCAGGGATGAGGGCCAGGCCGCCGATCGCGACCGCCAGGTGCAGAATCGCTCCCACGGCGCCGGTGGTGTTCACGTTGACCCTGGCCGTTTTGCCGTCGACAGCAGCGATCTGCGCGCGTACAGCGGTCAGCTCGGCGATAGCCCGCGCCGTGTCGGCCCGCACCTGCACGTTCGGGTGCTTAGCCCCCAGCCTGGTGAGCTCGGCCTCGATCAACTTGATCTCGGCCTTCGCGGCAGCAGCATCGATATCGATGCCGATCCGCTTATTCGCGAGGGTCTCCATGCGGACACGAAGAGCCTGCAGATCAGCGTCCGCCTCGGACGTGTTCGCATCGATCGTGATCTTCGGGAGAGAGCGGAACGCCGCCTCCAGCCGCGTCTTCAACGCCCGGGAGAAAGCTCCACCAGTCTCATCGCCCTGCCGGACCGCCGACGCACGTGCCGCCGCACCGCCCTGGGTCACGCCCTGCCGCAGGGCGCCACGAATCTCCGCCGTGATCCGGGAAGCGATCTGCTGGCCGATCTGCTGACCAATCCGCAGGCCGATGTCACCGACCTGCGCCTGCATCGCAGGCCCGAACGACCGGCCCGCTGCGCTGCCTGCGTCCTCGCCGGCCCGCGTCGCAGCGGGTACCAGGGCTCGCTGGAGTTGCTGGTAGATGCCCCGGGTGTTCGGTATGACGTCGACTTCGACCGAGCCCACGCTGATCGCCACGGGAGCCTCCTCCCGCGCGTCAGGCCGCGCTGTCCGGATTGAGCATCTTGAACAGGAAGTCGGCGTGCTGATCCGTCAGCTGCTCACGCTTCTTCGGAACACCAGCACCAACCCCAGGCCGACGCATCGGCTCCGGCCTCGTCGGCTTACGACCCTTGCCGTCCGAGTTCGCGACCACGGTGATGTACTGCAGCTCCCGCACCGCGTCCGTCAGACCAGCGAGAAGCTGCTCCAACATCGACCAGCGGGCCTCTTCGGGCTTCCCATTGCGGGCCTGCTCCTCGTACTCCTCCGGAGTTAGAGCGTTCCGCAAGGCCGTCATCGTGGCCGACTCCGGTGGCAGTCTCTGGATCAGAACCCTGAGCCGGCGGGCCGACATCTCGCCCCGCCGATATGCGTCGATCTGGTCCTCGGAGCGGCTGCAGTACCAGGCGAGGTCGCCCTCTACCTCTTCCGGGTGCGCCGCGACGACGTCCCGGACCCACTGGACTTTCCCGGGTTCTCCCCGGTCAGCCTCACGACTTCGGTCGCGAAGGTCTCGACCTCTCCTGCCTCGGGGTCGAGGTCGAGGTAGACCTCGTAGTCGTCCTCGAACAGGACGGACTTCATGAAGGTGTCGAAGTCCCCGCGGTTGAGCGCACGCATCGCGGATGCCCGCCACTTCGAGGAGAGGAGAACCTGAACGTCCTCGACCTCCTCGTTGGCACCCTGCATGGGAACGGTGATGTAGCCGTCGGAGGTAACGGCGTCCGCCTCGATCTCCTGCGCTTCGGCAGCATCGAACTCGTCGGCGTCCTCCCGTACCGCAGGGGCGATTTCGCGCGGTGTGCGGGCAGGGCGGGGGGCGGTCTTTCGGGCGGTGGTGCGGCTGTTCGCGGCCATGGGCGCGGGCCTCCTCAAATCGTGGCGCGGGCAGAAGAATGAAGGGTGGGCGGGTCGGGCCCGCGCCAGCAGAAGTGACCCGCCCACCCAGCTCAGGAGCCCGTGTACTCAGGGGTAACGGGGATCTTGTCGACGTGGTAGACCGTGTTACCGGCCGCGTCCGGGTACGTGGTGATCGTCCACTCGAAGCCGCTCATTTCGTCTTGCTTGAACGTGACGTCCGACCTGTCGTTGATCTCGCCCTCAGGGATGTAGAACCCCTTGTAGGCGCCGCCGTCGATCACCAGAAACCAGAACGCGCGGCGGTCCGGCACCGGGCTGGCCGTGTCGGCGTACTTCGTGATGCCGTCCACGTCCGGCTCGAACGCCGCCGCAGCCAGTCGGTTCTGGAGGCTCATGACGGAGACCCGGTTCGTCTCCCACACGGTCAGCCCGAATGTGCGGATCGACTGGGTGATCTGAGTGCGGAACGGCGACGTGAGACCCCACGGGGTGAACGTCTGCGAGTCTTCGTCGAACCCGTAGGTCAGGCCGTCATCACTGATGGCCCCCAGCGGCTCCCACGGAGCCACCGGCTGGTCGAGCGGCGAAGCGAGAGCAGAGGTGCCCACAGGCGCCACCCATCCCCCGCCATTTGCACCAACGAGCGCCAGGTCAGCGGCGCGGGTGATCAGGACCATGATGAGTCTCCAGACATGGAAGAGCCCGCGCACGGGCGGGACAGAAGGGCGCGGCGCGGGCCCAAAGAGACGGTCAGGAGACCGGGTGCGAGTAGATCTCGTAGGTAGCCCCGGCACGCCGGAGTCCTGTGTTTTCGTAGGGGCGAATCGCAGGCGGCGGAGACGACCTGACACGCCCGTACTGGGCGCGCGACGTAACCGACCCTCGCAGCTGAGTCAGCAGCCAACCCCGCACGAGCTTGGCCAGGTCGAGCGCCTCTCCCCTGGTGGCTGCGTAGACGTCGACATCGACGAGCGCCCGGTCTACCCGAAACCCGTCATCGCTGCCAGCAGGAAGGCGCTGCACCTGGATAGTCGGCAGCTCCTTCAAAAGGTCGTTGTCGACCTCGTCACGGACCACCACGTCCGGCCCGGCCTTCGCCTGCAACCACTCAATGAGGTCGAGCTCGATGTCGACGGAACCGACGTCGGCCACTAGTGACCACCGCCAGCCTGAGCAGCCCGCAGCAGCACATGATGGGCCGGAACCCGCTCGGTGCCGTACTCCACCCACCGGGCGTAGTACGCCGTGTTCGTCACCGTCGCCGTCGCCCGGTCCTTACGGCGGCCACCACGAGTCGTGGTCGTCACCGTGAACGACGACTTGTACCGGCCGGGGTGCGGATCCGACGGACCGCCGACCGGGGCGATAGCGATGGCCGCGTCCTCGATTGCCTCGGCGCGACCCAGCATGTCCGCCTGGATCATGCGGCTTCGCAGAAGCTGTCCGACACCCTTCTTGGACATCTTGAAACGGGCGGGCATCATGACCACCTCGACTCGCACAGGGGGCAGCATGGACGTCAAAGGCGTCATGGGCAGCATCACCTTCGACGGCGAATGGATCACCATCACGAAGAAGGAAGTCGGCCAGCAGCAACGCCAGTTCCGCATCCGGGCCGCCGACATCACCGGCACCCGACTCAAGCCGGCCACCAGGCTGTTCCACGGCTACCTACAGTTCGTGCTCCCCGGCAGCGCACCCGCCACCGAAGACAAAGGCCTCATGGCCGGAGGGCGACCGCCCCAATCCGACCCGCACAGCCTTTCCATCCGCCACGGCGCCAACGAGGCCGCGGCGAAGCTTGTCGCAGCCGTCGAACAGGCCCGCGGCTAGCCAGTCACCCGGTCCGCAGCAAACTGCACCGGACCACGAGTCCCCGTGAACGGGGACTTCCCCCAGTCGCCTGGGAAACCGGTGACCTCGCACGTCTCGTCACGAATCCGAACCCGGTCCGTGGTGCGGACCGAACTCCCCGGCGGGGCGTACACCGTGTACCCGACAATCACCGTGTCCCGGGCCTGCTGGTCGTCCCCGCCAACCGTCGGATTCTCCGCACGAGGAGCCACCACACACCCCAGAAGGTCAAACGACTCATCCGGGCCCGGCAGCGGCTGACCGCGAGGATCACGGCCGGGAGACACCCCGGTACGCAGAATCCGCACCGTCTCCCCATACGGGTACGGGGCAGGCATCACGACCACCCCGGCTCGAAGGCGTCATCGCCGAAGAAGGTGTCATCGATCGGCCACGTCGGCGACGGATCCGCAGTCGAAGGAGTCGGATCCACAGTGAACGCACCGCCGCGGCCCGCCAACGACTTCAATGCCGCCTTGTCCGCCTTCGTCAGATACAGGCCCCCGCTTCCGCTGGGCCGCTGCACCGACATCGGGCCGATCGTCTCGTAAGACACCTGCTGCGGATTTACATACGCCCGCCCGGCGACCGACAGAACCACCGCCGAAGCGTCATCCGGAAGGGGCCTGACCACCGACTGCGCCAAGGCCACGGCCTGCTGAATCAGCAGATCAGCCCGGTCGCCGTCGATCTCCGGCAACCCCAGGTACATGCCCAGCTGCTCAGCGGTCGGGGACACGAACGCCACAGTGACCTCCTAGCGGGCCAGGCCCTCGATCGCGGTGCACCACTCCGCCAACTCGGCGGACGGGTTCAGCTCGGCGGATCGGGCCTTCGCCCGCTTGCTGGCAAGCCGGTACTCCGGAGCCGTCAACAGCTTCCGGAGGACCGCCTCGTAGCCGTCGAGATCCTCGCGGTCCACGAAGACCCCGGCCTCGCCGAGAGACTCCGTGAGCCCCGGGGTGGGGTGAGCCACCACCGGGATTCCGCTCGCCAACGCCTCGCAGCCGGCCCGCCCCCACGACTCGTAGGAGGACGGCATGAGCAGCACCTTCGTGCGGGCGTACACCCGCTCCCGCATGTCGTCACCGCGGACGTGGTCGACGATCTCCACGTTCGGCAGGTCCGGGAGGATCTGTTCCCCGTAGGCGCCCTTCACGGCCAGGAACTGCTGGTCCGGCATCCGGCGGGCCAGTGCAGCGAGCACCTTGCCGCCCTTCTCCGGGTTGCAGTTGACCAGGGTGATCGCCTTGCCGGGCTTCGTCGCGTAGTCCTCGGTGAACACCGGGGGACGCACGATCAGCTCGGCAGCTGGGCGAACCGACTTCGGGAACTCGGCGAAGAAGACTTCCGCCTCCGCCTGCATCCACTGGCTGTTGTAGACCGCCAGAGCCGTCCCACCAGCAGCAGCGTCCCGAAAAGTCGGGCGGTGCGTGTTGTGACACACCACCACCAGCGGCACCCCGTACCCGCGGGCCAACGACGCCGTCGACGGAACCGTCTCCAGGTGCGACACGAGGACATCGGCCCGGCGGACCGCCGTCGGGAAGTCCAGCCGGGACTCCAGCGGCACCACCCGGATGCCGCGGTACTCGTACTCCTTGTGGGCCTTCCCGTACCGGGACAGCCACACGGAAACGTCGTGGCCACGCTCCACCAACGGGCGAAGCATCGAGACGAGCATGTGCTCCGCCCCCGCATTGTGCTCCGGAGGAAAAGCGTGAACGCGGGCCACGATCTTCAGCGACTTGGCGGTCCCGCCCGGCGCGGAGACCGGGACCGCAGCCATCAGGAACCGCTCGGAGTGCCGGTGTACTTCACGAACGCGTCAGGGTCACCCTGCACGTACCCGTAGTACGCCTCCGCGAGCAGCAGCACCAGGTTCTCCTGGAACGCCGAGTGGACGCCGCCCTCCTCGTCGACGTAGGTCGCCTCCTTGGAGATCCGCACGGTGATGTCCATGCCCACCCCGTAGGCCGCCTGGGACCAGTCCCCGCCGATCGCACGCAGGCCCGTGTCCGAAGACGCGGACTGTCGGCGCTGCTTCCCGGACACCGACCGCGAGTACGCGAGCGGCTCGCCGATCAGGGTGCCCGCCGACGCCATCTGCGTCCCCGGCACGGTCGTGTCGACCAGGATCGGCCGGCCCGTGGTGTCCGTTGCCAGCAGGAGGCTGGGCTTCAGCCGGTGGTCGGCGACGGTACCGGTGTAGTCCCAGTCGTCGTCGATGACCTCGGCCATGCCGTTGACGAAGTCCGCCCAGATGCCACCTTCGGCCTGGTCGTTCGTGCCCAGCGCCACGGCGTTGGACGTCATGGCCAGGTAGTCGGTGAAGGGACCAGTTGCGCCCTTCATCGTCTTGCCGTGGATCGCCGCGTGATCGAAGGCGCGGGCGAACGCCGTCGGGAGATCCGTCTGGAGCTGCGTCCACAGCCCACCCGAGTTGGTCATGACGACCTCTTCGGCGACCGGGATCAACACCGCCAACTTCTTGGCGGTCATCTGCTTCACGCCGACGGACGAGGTCGACAGGGGCTTCCGCGCCGCCTGCCCCACCCAGTCGGCGGTCGGAACGTCCATCGGGATCGGCACCGACGTCGTCGCGTCCAGAGCCAGCGGCGCCTGACGCGCCAGCGCCATCACCGCCGACTGCTCGACGGACTTCTCGAAGATGGGCCCGGCCAGCGTCCGCGGCAGAAGCGCATCGTTGACATCAGAAATCTTCAGTGGGGCGGTGACCGCCATGGTGTCCTCTTTCTCTGCAGCTACTTGAGCTGCGGCTTCAGCCAGCCGGCGAACTCATCGCCGGGTGCGGGGGGCCTGCTCTTGTTGGCACCGGACGCCTGTGTGCGATCCGGCGCGGGACGCCGCGGGCCCTCCTGGGGCTGGGCCTTCGCCCAGTGCGGCTTGCGCTCCAGGAGCGCGTCGAGGTCCGCCTTAATGGCCGCCTCGTCGATGTCGCCGTCAGAGTCGATGTACGAGTTCAGATCCAGCGCGCCGACCGCGTCCTCCGGGTCCGCGAACCCCGTCATCGCCAGGGCCTGCACCTGGGAGCGCACCAGTCGCTGACGCGTCTTGGCGATCTGCTCCTGGGCATCGGTCAGCTGGTCGTTGAGTCGGTCCGTGTCGGACTTCTCGGCGTCCTTCCGCTTCTGCAGCTCGGCGAGCAGAGGCTCCTGCTCCTTGAGCCGCTTGCGGAGGTTCGCGGCCTCGCTGTTCTTCTTCCGCAGCTCTGCCTCGAACTTCTTCCGGTCAAACGGCTTGTCCTCGGTCTCCGCCTCCTGGGCGTCGTCCGTCGACTCAGTGCCGTTCTCCTCGGTCGCCGTCTCCTCGACGGTCTCCTCGGTGCCGGTCTCGGCCTGCTGCTGCTCGGTACTCTCGGTCTCTTCAGGCATGACGAATCGGCCCTCCAGGGGCTGTCGAAATGGGAAAGGCCGCCACCAGGGCGACCCTGTGAATCAGTGAGCAGCGGCCTCAGCCGTGCTCGGCAATCGCACGCCGAAACCGGCGCAACTGATCACCCGGAAACGGGGCGGCGTACTCGCGGTACAACCGGTCCCACTCCTGCGCATGGGCGGACAGCTCAAAACGCTGCCCGCGAAACACCGGGATCACACCGCAGTTGCAGCCGTCGTGAGCCCGGAAATCAGCGGTGTCCTGCTTGTAGACCATGCCGCGGGCCGCCAAGAGCCGGCAGAACGCGCAAGCACCCAACGCAGCGGCGCGGGCGTAGCCGACAGCCATCCGGTCCCGCTGGACCGCGGCCTGCACAGTGCCCCTCCCCTGGTCCGTGACCAGCTTCTGGGCAACCCCCTCAGCCTTCTTCTCCGCCGCGTCCAACCGGACCTCCAGCGGGGCCCGCTGAGCAGCGGTCGTCTTCGGGTCCTCCGGGTCGCGGGGCCACAGATCTTTCGTGGCCCACCGCAGGCTGTTGTCAACCTGCTCATCCGGCGGCGGATCCAGCAGCGGCACCGTGAACCGGCCCGTCACCCGGGCGGCAACCCGCTCCGCCTCGTAGAAGTCCGCAGCCGCCGCAGCCGAGGCGTTCCCGTACTCGCCAACCACGGCGCGCACAGCCTCAATCCAGTCCGGGACCGTCTCCTGCAACCGCGACGGAATGATCAACCGTCGAAGCTTGCGCACATCCCGCACCAACAGCCGCGACAACCCGCGCTGCACCTGCCGCTGCCGACGGGCCCCCGCGCTGTCATCCGAGACCAACGTCGCCATCGACGACCTCCGGAGACCGCGCCGCATCATCCGGCGCACCCAGAGCGGCCAGACGGTCCAGAACCACCGTGCCACGGGCCCGCAGGCGGTCCGCACGAACCCGCTGACGCTGGTCCTCGGTGAAGCCCGCCATCTGCAAGGTCACGTCAGAGTCGGCAGGAAGGATCCCGGCCTGCACCAGCTTCACCGTGGCATCCACCTGGGCCGCAACAGTGGGTGTCGCTGGGTTCCGCCACACCGTCTCGATCCGCCGGGTCTTGTCCGGCGGCTCACCGTCCCGCACCCACAGCCCAAGGCGCATCGCCTGCTGCCAACCCGCGCCAAAGCGGCGAATGCGACGCTCCGCCTTCTTGACCTGCCGATTGTCGGCAAATCGAATCGCATCGGCAGAGGCCGGGTTGTCACTGCTGTAACCGAGAACGTGCGGAGCCACAGACATCTGCGACGCCATAATCCTGGCGTACAAATCAATGATCTTCGTCTGCCCAGACGGGTCGTGCGCGGGAAACGTACCCACCTCGGGAACGTTGCCGTCCTCATCCCGCTCCAGCGCAAGCACCCGACCGATGTACGTCTCCCACGCAGACTTGGCATTGCCCTCGGCATCCTGGAACGCCGACTCTGAGGCACCCAAGATGTAGCGCGCCGGAGCGCCAAAGAACTCGCTCGCCACCTCCATGCCCATCAACCGGCGGCACGCCGCATCCGTGATCGACATAACCTCGGGAGTGATCTCCGACTTCCCCACGCGATCCGCAGTGCGCTGGCGGTTCGCCAGACGCACGACCGGCACCACGCCCAGCCTGTGGACGTCCCGGTCGACGACCTCCCACCCGCCAGACTCCGACGGCAGACACATCACCGTCTGATTCGGCAGATACAAGACCAGCATCCGCTCCTCAGGGCCCGACTCGATGAAGGTGTCGGCCGCACACTCCCGCAAAGCCGCCGTGCCCATCCGGAGACGGGCGTCCCACATCAGCGTCATGTCCAACGGAGACTCGGCAGTGATCAGCGGCGGGGAGTCATCTGTGCCTGAGCCCACCGCCAGGTACTCCCGGCCGTACACCAGCGCATCCAGATGAGCGAGCGACGACTCATCGAACAAGTCGTTCGCCTCAGCGATCTCCGACAGCTCCGACGAATCCCCGCCGTCCGCCCACCGAAACGCCTCCAGATCCAGGCGCTCCTCCAGCGACTCAACACCCACCCGCGGCCAACCAATGACCGTATGAAGGCCCTTGAGCTGCGGCGGGATGCTGATGCCGAGGTCGCGAACCAGCTGCTCACCGTTGAAATAGGCGTCCCGCAGCTTCAGCTCCCACCGGTCGCGCATCATGTCCGCGCGCAGCAACTGGATCAGCGCCATCTCGTCGTCCGACAGATGCAGCAGCGGCAGCTCGGGAATCGAAACGGTCATCGCAGCACCACCACCCGTCCCTTACCGCGCGACTTCGGCCGCTTCCCGTACTGCTTGCTGTTGAGGAGCTTCCTGCGCAACATCCGGGCGCCGATCATGCAGACGGCGAGGTCGATCTTTCGGGCGCTCTCGCGGTGTTCCTTGCCGATCGTGACCCCCCACGCGTTCGTGCGGCGCCGCGCATTCGCAACGTGCGTGCGCATCATCTTGTGACCGTCATGCGTAAGGCGCCTCTCAAGGATGTCCTCGCCCGTGCGCTTCACGGCATCGGTGAATTCCTCCTGATGGCGCGGAGCGCCCATGTCCCAACGAACCGCGTGCTGCTTCGGGCCTGCGGTCACCGCATGCAAGATCAGTTTCGTACCGTGGTCCTGGCCCCACTTGTCGAGGTACGAGTACCAGTACCGTTCACCATCCTCGTCCTGCCCCGACCCCGGGTCGCAGAAGAACGCCACCACCTTGTAGGCGTTGAAAGCCCGCTCCACCACGCCATCGACCTCGTCGCGCGGCACCGACCAAGGAACGTCCAGGTTCCAGTTCGCCGGCCGCTGCCAAACGCCGAGGGTGAACACATGCCCGTCCGACATTCGGCACCCAGCCAAGGCTGTCGCATCGTCGGACTTGGAGCCGTCGAAGAACATGACGATCTCTTCGCCGTCCGCAACGTCGAGCGCATCCGCCTTACAGGCATCCCACTCGTAAGGCGCCATCCAGGCATCCTCGGCAGCGACGATCATGTTGTACCAGAACCGTCGAGACCGGCTCGGCGGATTCCGGACGTCCGCGATGGACTTAACGATGCGATCGACGTTCAGCCATGTGGCGTCACCCCGGATTGACCGGATCACCGCTGGAGCGGCTTCCACCGTGAGCGGAGCCTTCGGAGGCGCTTCAATCGAGTCGTACAGCAGTCCGGAGTCAACAACCCGGCCGCTGTCCACTGCTTCCCACGCCTCGCGGTCCTGCTCGGCCACCGAGTCCTGGCCGGGCTCGTAGGCGTTCGTGATGCGCAACGTTCGAGCAGCACCATCAGCCGACTTGGTGGCGTTGCGCTCGATCACGGCCGCCATGTCGTGGCCCGAGTTGGACGAGTCCCAGTGATGCGTCTCATTGAGCAGCACGAACGTCGCTCGCGCACCTTCCAACGTGGACGGTGACGAGGTGACCGCCTGGATCAGGCGCGAGTCGCCGAGAGCATTGACCGTCTCCTTGCCAACCTGGATGCGGTAGTGCTCCTTCGCCTCCGCAGTGAACAAGGAAGGGAACAGCCGCATCGTGTTCTTCGTCTGCTCAAGGCTCACCGCCGCCGTCTGAACCCAGGCTTCCGGACTGTCCGTCGCAATCGGCGTACCGTCCGATGCCCAGCCGGCGAACCGTGACGGTCCGAGCGCCTCTCCCGCACACAAGCAGGCGCCAACCGGGTCCTTCCCCCACCCTTTAAGGCGCTGCAGAACGCCGTCTCGGCATACAAACGCCCCTGATTCGTCGAGGGCGAACCACCACAGGATGAAACGCGCCTGCTCGTCGGTAAACCGCCACGGGACGCCACGAGAGTGCTGCAACCAGACACCACACCAGCCGAGGAACTCCCAGCCCAGTGTTGCCTCCGGCAACAACCAGGTACCGTCCGGATTTCGCTGCCAGGTCGGGCCGAGCAGTTTCGGCTCCCACTCCAGCTCCGGACGCGGAGCTACCTCGGTGAGGCGCCCCCGGTACCAGTCAATGACCTCATCGTGTCCGTCGTCCTGGCGCTCGACCGACCGCCTACGCGCCACGGCCCCAACGGGCCATCGCAGCCTGCCGCGCCGACGCCGACGCGTTGCCCTTTGCCGGCGCTTCCTCGTCCGGCAGCTTCAACCAGCCGAGCAAGCGGGCAAGGACGCCGCGGTGCTGTCGAAGTTCCTGCACCAGTGGAGAGGCGACCGGCTGCCCCATGCTGCCCGTGACCATCAGTTCGGCGTTCACAAGCTCAGCTTCCAACCGCTCGATCAGATCGATCTCGCGACAAGCATCCTCCAGCACACGGAGCTCGTCGATGCGGAGTTCGTAGTTCCCTGCGATCTCTGACCAGACCACCAGGGCCTTGGCGCCGAGACCCTCAGGGGGTTCGTTCTGGGACATGGCGACCCTCCTGGGGCCTCGGTAAGACCCACCAGGGGCCCGAAAAAAATACAGCTCAGGTGCACGCTCATGGTCGAGGGCTAGACGGCCCCGATCCCTGAAGATCGCCTAGGGGGGTCCAGCCCCGGGTCTCCTGGGTCTCTGGTTCGATCTTGAGGTTCGCTTCGGTGCGGTCGGTGCCGGCGCCGCGCATCGCCTTGATCGTCGAACTGCTGATCTTCGTTAGTGATCTTCGAGCTTGATCTCTACTCAGCAAACCTTGATCACTCAACCATGATCGTGATGCATGACCGTCGCGACCTCGCCATGCGTCCACGTGCTCGCCCTGCCATGCCGGCGCGCCGCCCTCTCCGGGTGGAGGGAGGCGGTGCGCAGGCCGGCTGACCGCCCTCACGTCATCGGGTCTGCGCCTTGCTCCGAAAAGCTTCAGCGACCTCGATCAGCTTGTCGCCCTTGCTGCTGTTGCACCCGAGGTGTGCGCTCTGCACGTTGGCCATGGTGTGGGATCCGCCTCGGGACAACGGGATGATGTGGTCGATGCTGGGGCTCTTGGAGTGCGGCCATGTGGTGCTCGGGTCAATGGGCTCGTGGCAGAGCTGACAAGTCCAGCCGTCTCGGGTGTGAACGTCGAGAGGCGCGAACATCTCGTCGGTTCGAGCCTGCGCTACGAGCGCTCGCCTGCGCGCGTCGTAGGCTGCGGCCCGTTCTGGGTACTGCTTTCGCCAGTGCCCGTGCGTCTGCCGACGCCTGAGGGTGGCAGCCCGCTGGGACTCCGGGTACTGACTGTGGGGCCATGCGCCGTGCTCGGCGTAGTAGTTACGGTTCCAATGCCGCATGCGCTCAGCGTTGAAGGCCCGCCTACATTCGGGCTGGCCACATTGCTTGCGCGTGGGATTGTCCATGGGGGCAGCACAGTGCGGGCACGGGCGTGCGTTGGCTTGCCGCTGCCGCCGGGTCCTTTCCCGGGCGGCAGCCAGTTCGGCTTCGTACCGCCCGTCGACAAGGGTGCGCTCGTACTTGACGGCGGCCCGGCAGGCGCCGGAGCAGTAGA